CCACGCACCGTCGGAAGGGCAGCACGACTTGCCCGGGTGACTGGTTGGGGGACTGGGTTGAGGGTGGTATGGACGCCCCGAAGGAACCCACCACCGTGAACTGGGATGCCATCATCCGGTACTTCAAGGATCTGCGTAAGCAGGTGGAGGCGGAGCCTCTACAGCGGGGCGCTAGGGGGTTCCCTGTCCGTCTGGTTCAGGGCAAGTTGAATGACCGGGGGTTTGATGCTGGGGTGGTGGATGGCATCTTTGGTCGTCGCACAGCCAAGGCGGTGCGCGAGTTTCAGGGATCGCAGGGGTTCCTGAAGGCAACTGGGGTGGTGGACGGTGACACGTTCGGTGCCCTGTTTCTACAGTGAGGAAGGATTATGCCAAAGGGCAGAGGTTATACGACATTTGAGGACACGTTCGGGTCGCAGAACGATCAACCATACGATTCGTCTTCGTCTTTCAACATGTGGGACATGTCGCAGAAGGCTAAGAAGGCTGCTTCGTATCTGCGTGGCACTAAGTTGGGCAACGCCGCGTTCGGCGGCCGCCCGTTCGGAAAGTAGGGGTCATGCCTCACAAACTTGACGGTACGTTTATGAAGTGGGTCAACGCTGGCCGGGTGCTGGTTGACAGCGCCAAGCGTGGCACGTCGTTTCGCCCTCCGGCGGGACAGTCCACGTCGGACGCCAAGTCTGCTTTGTGGCGTCGCTGATGGCAGGTAGGAAGCGTCCCCGTCCGAGGTACTGACCATGCCGCTCAGGAGGGGCAGGGGTCGGGACACTGTGTCTAAGAACATAGGCAAACTGATCGGGGAGGGCTATCCCCGGGATCAGGCTGCTGCTATTGCTCACGACTATTCACGACGGTCTAACAAGGGGAAGAAGAAGTGAGAAACATGTTGGAACGGGCAGCGTGGACGCTGGCCCAATCTTTTCTGGCGGTGTTCGTGGTGTCCGATTTGGCTTCGGCCAAGGCGGCACTGGTGGCTGGTATCGCTGCCGCACTGTCGGTCATCAAGACGTACGCTCAGGATCACGTTACGGCGTAGTGGTGGAGGCTGACCTTGAAGCCCAGTGGGATTCGTTCCTAGAAGCAGAGGGAGCGGAGATAGAGAAGGAGATCTACGCGGAACTCCAAGACACTGCCCACTTGCTTGACATCCACGACGGTATCCACGCCAAGTGGTCACCGGATGGGATGTTGGGGATGCTTCTGGTCTTCCACGAGGACGAGGCTGACACGCTGCTCGCTGCTTTCCACGCCGCCATTGAGGGGGTGGATGACGCAGCGGAGGCGTTCGCCTTGTGGTCTGCTTCGCTGATGGGTTTGATCCGTCAGTCGCTCAGGTACCGGGCGGGGTACGAGTAGGGCGCTGTATTCGCCCCCGGCACGCCGGGTGGTTCTCCAAGGATTTCATCAGTTCGACGCGCAGCCGGTCGCGTCGGCGTGCCACGGTGGTCTTGGAGATTCCCAGCACCATCGCGACGTTACGCAGCGACATGCCTTCGATCAGCAGGCGTTCGATGAGCCACTTGCTTTCGGGTTCCAACGCGTCGATAGCATCGGCCATCGCCTCGCGCAGAAACTGTGTTTCTTCTAGGCTCTCTTGTTCGATGTGACGTGGCCGGAACCCGGGGGCTTGTTCCATGAGTATGGCCGTCTGGCTCTGATGCCGTGGCCTCCATAGAACTGTCGCCCCTTCGCGCAGCAACCAGTCGGTGGCATATTCCCATCGTCTTGGCATCCAAGCATCCCATCTCTAACCTCCGTATAGGTTGCTGGGTTGCTTCTCATCCAAGTTCAGGTCGCTGATCTTCACGTTGTAACAGTCTATGGTCGGTGACCACCCGTTGTCGCCGTCTTTCACTCCGGCCTGTAGGAACCGGGAGCGTTCCAAGAACTGTCCCTTGGTCAACGCACCAAGGTACCACCCGGTGGTCAGGTCTTTGAGGACCCTGACGAACGCGTAGTAGTCGCAGTGCTGCTGGGTGCCGATGGATGCCACTGAGCAGTCGTAGTACTCCTTGGGTGGTGAGGTGACACACTTGGTTTTCACGTCCACGGTGGCACCGTCGGGCATCTCCACATCCCAGTCGTAGGTGTTGCGCTGCGTGCCACCGGTGACCTCAGCGAAGATCATCTCACCGAGGAACCCGTACACGTTGCCCTTACCTTTGCGGATGGAGTTGCGGAGCGCGCCCATCTCGTCGGCCATCCGCTGGGCGTCTTGCGCCATGCGTCGGGTGATCGCTACCTCAATCATCGACCATGACTGCCACGATGCGTACCACCTGCCCGTCATCATCCCATGCCACGCCGTTCAACGCATCCAGTGTGAGTTTGACATAGTTGTCAAGGTCGCCTCGTAACTTGTTGGCATCGTGAGGCGATGACACCACATGGATGATCGACTGGGTGGGACTGTACGACAGGTACACTTCCAACGGGCCGGTCATCACTTCGCCGCCTTGTTCCTTCCACGCCTCAGCGACGTGGTCTTCCTCCTGTAGCGTCGACTTGGGGGTGAACACCTGCCCCTTCTTGTTGTGCCGGGGTCGTGCCTTGACCTTGGGTCGGCGTTTGACGGTCACGGTGTGCGACCTCATGTGTCCTCCCATGCGTGACGCTTCGCGTTCTGTAATGTTCGTTCCAGTTGCCTGCCGCCGTCGGGACGGTTGAAGTACTTGGCACCCCAGTCGATGTCGGCTGCCTCCATCTCCCGCAGAACAGTGTGGTCGCTGTACCCCTGCCGTACCATGGCGCAGGCGAGGGCGTACAGGGTGGCTGACCGGTCACCGTGGGGCTTATCCGGGCTGGTACGCGGACCTCCGTCCCGTATGGAGGCCGCTAGGCCCGTCAGCACCCCTTCTCTGGTACCTACCCCCTGCCCGGGTACTGGGAGGGCGTCAGGGGGGCTGTAAACGGCTCTCACAGCCTCCCAGTCTTCAACAGGCGTCACGTTTGCGATGGCTTGTACCACGAACGAACCCACTGGCCGCTTAGAATAGGTGACATCCGGTTGCACCACCTCGTTGTAACCCCCGGGTTTACGCAGGAAACCGTAAGGTAGGCGAACCCCGTTCCCCCATCCACGCTCCGACAGTTCAACCTGTTTAGGATTTACTTCTTTGGCTGGGGCATCAACGATGTTGCACACCCCGATCAAACCTTCCCTCACTGACACGGCAGGCATCGTATCCTTGAAGAACACCCACAGGTGGAACCCCTTGGACCGCGACCGTTCCACCCACGAGGTGACACCCAGTTGACGCAGTGCTTCCCACACGTTCTTGGCGTGGGTCAACGACAACGGTGGCGGGTCATCCCAGTCGACGCACCCCCAGTACACCATGTGCTGGTCGTTCTGTGTGAACAGCGGGTACACCCCTATGGATGGCCCGGTGTTCAGGTGGTCGTCCACCACGCTGATCCAATCTTTCCCGTCAGCGGGGATGAACCCCCCGTCGTCGGTCTGCCACGGCCTGAACCCCCGGTCGTCATCCGGGTCGTCAATGGCTACCTTCCCGCCGCGGAACAACAGCGCGAAGTCGAACACTGTCTGAGGGTCAGCCTCCACCGGGGATCAACTCCTCCCAGTACGGGTGAACATGCCCGCACTGCGGGTCCAAGTAGTACACCTGATCGGTGAGCCGCGCCGTCCTCTTGTTCTTACACAAGTTCAGGTTCACACTGTTCTCGTGGTACCGGACCTCCCACTCGGACAGGTCGTACCGTTCCTTCTGCCGGTACACCTCCAACACGAAGATCGCTTCCTGCTCACCGCCGTACCGTCCAGCGTAAATGCCCGCCGCTTTGCCCTTCTCGCCGGAGCCACGCCCCGACTGGTGTACCAACCCGACCGGTACGCGCTGCGTCTTAGCCCACCGCTTCACAGCCTGCGCCTTGGATGTCACACCACTGGCGTCAGCCTCCCCGCCCGGCAGCAGTTCCAAGTAGTCCATCATCACGAACGACGGGTCACACCCCCACCACTGGCGGGCCTCATCCATCACGTCGGCCATCAGAGGCAACGGCAGCGACTCGTCAACGATGGCGATACGGGACAGTTCTTCCTTCCCGGCACGTCCGAGGTCTTCGACCACGTCCTTGTCGTTGCTCTTGATGGCCTCCTCCACCTCAGTGGATGAACGGCCACGCAGCAGGCAGTACAGTTTCATCACCACCAGTTCCCGCGGCTCGTCCATTGAGAAGATCACGACGTGCGCTGCCGGGTTGTTCACCAGATTGGTGACGATGCTGTTGAGCAGCACCTGTGACTTGCCGGTATGGGACCGGCCGATGACCAGCATCACCTCGCCCCGACCTACCCCCCGGGTTGCCAGATCAACCTCCGGTATACCCAAGTACCACCGTTCCGCCGGGTTGCGGATGAACCCGACGAGGTTGTCTACGACCTGAGAGGTGGCTGCCCACCGTTGCGGCTGACCCGCCGCCCCGCTCGTCTGAGCGTCAGCGAGGCGACGGGCTACCTCATCGGAGGTCAGGACCAGAGGCTTAGCCTCTGAGGCTGGCACCGATGCCCGCCAGTTCAGCGGACGCCTTGCCGGTGAACGGGCACACGAACCAACCCGGGATCAGGTCAGTGCCGTCCTTCTTGGTGAGCCACAGTCCCTTGCCGTCTGACCGGCGCTTGTAGTCGGGGCCGTTGCGGTTGAAGTTGGCGTTCGGGTCCTGCTTCTT